TGCTGTACGGGCCGGAAGGCATCGGCAAAAGCACCTTTGCGGCAAAGTTCCCGTCCCCCGTGTTCATCGACACCGAGGGCGGCACGAAAAAGCTCAATGTGAACCGTCTGCCGCAGCCCACCAGCTGGGCAATGCTGATGGACGAGGCCAACGAAGTACGGCTGGGGCATATCCCGTGCGGCACGCTTGTGATCGACACCGCAGACTGGGCCGAGCGTTTGTGCATCCGGGCCGTATGCGACCGTGCCAATGTGAAAGGCATTGAGGATTTCGGCTACGGCAAGGGCTACACCTACTTAAAAGAGGAGTTCGGCAAACTTCTGGATCTTCTGGAGGATGTGCTGCACGCCGGGCACAACGTAGTCATGACCGCCCACGCGCAGCTTTCAAAATTTGAGCAGCCCGATGAAATGGGCCAATACGACCGCTGGACTATGAAGACGTCCAAACAGGTGGCTCCGCTGATCCGCGAATGGTGCGACATGCTGCTGTTCGCCAATTACAAGACCATCGTGGTAAAGGACGGCGACGGCAAAAACGCGAAGAACAAAGCACAGGGCGGCCGCCGTGTGATGTATACCACGCACCATCCCTGTTGGGATGCAAAGAACCGGGACGGCCTGGCAGACGAGCTTGCTTTTGATTACGCCGCTATCGCACAGGTCATTCCCGTTCCCGGCGGAGCGTCGCCTGAACCTGCACCGCCCGTTCAGCAATTCGGGACGCCCGTAGAAACGCCCGCACCGTTCGCGGCCACG